GGTAACGGCGTGATCATCACCAAGCAAGCAAGCGGGACGGCCAAGATTGACCCGCTCATGGCGCTACTCAATGCAGTTTCACTCATGGCTCTCAACCCAGAGCCCTCGCAAATTACCCAAGGCTTCGTTGAACTATGAGTAAAACCATATCGTGGGGCGACGTGCAGCGCCGTGCTGCGGTGCAAGGTTCGCCCATTCTTACGAACTGGCGAGCTGAGCGCGAAGCGTCTCGCCTGGTGAATTCAGCGCAGTACAGCACTGAGGTCATGGAGTCCTTCGGTGTGGCGCCATCGGGAACTACGGTTTCAGCCACGTCCGCAATGCGTGTTGCAGCTGTGGCAGCCTGCGTGCAGAAGATCGCCGGAACGATCTCCACCTTACGGCTGGATAGTTTTGTCATTGATGGTGATAGCGAGGTGAGGCAGCCGCGCGATGAGATGTGGTACATGTTGAATGAGCAGCCTTCAGACCTGTGCACAGCAACGTCCCATTGGGAGGGAGCGACCAGCTCGCAACTCATGCGCGGCGATGGGTATACATGGATTCGCCGCAGAATGAACGGCACGGTGCGAGAGTTGCTTCCGCTTCCATGGGGTGGCGTGACTCCAATCCGCGATATGCGCGATCATAGTGTTCGCTATTACATCAACCTCCCTGAACTCGGTATCACGACTTGGGTTGATCCGTCCGACATCTTGCACTTTCATGGCCACTGTTTCGACGCCATGCGCATGCGTTCCATCTCGGTCATCCAGCACGCCGCCCGTAATGCCATTGGCAACGCCCTGGCGATGGATGAGTACAGCGGAAAATTCTTCGAAGGCGGAGCTCACCCGTCAATTATCTTAAATTCCGCCAGCAAAATGTCGTCGCAGCAAATCACGGATTTACAGCTCGCTTTCGCACGGAAGTACGCCGGCTTGGCTAACGCCCACAAACTGCCGCTTGTTTTGACCGAAGGTATCACCGCCAAAGAGATAAGCCTGAGCGCTGAAGATGCGCAGCTGCTTGAGGCGCGCAAGTTCCAGGTGACCGACATAGCACGCGCGTTTGGAGTCCCGCCGCACATGATTGGCGAAACCACCGGCAGTTCCGCTGTGGGTGCCGGGTACGAACAGCAGGCCCGCGACTTTGTCATGCACACGCTCCGCCTGCACATCAAACGGATGGAGCAGGAGTTGAACCGGAAGTTGTATCCGCGCTCACCAAACAAATTCGTGCGATTCGACCTCGAAGACCTGATTGAGGGCGACAGTAAGGCACAGGCCGAGTACAACCGCGCGGCGCTGGGCGGGCCTGGCACTGGCCCAGGGTGGATGAGTGTCGACGAAGTGAGGCGAAAGAAAGGGCTCGCGCCAAAGGGTGGCGACGCCGCGAAAATATTCGATCCGCGCGCGATCACCACCGCGCAGCCAACCAATCAACCTCCACAACCTGACGCCAAGGCTGCCCCATGAACCAGTTCTTCCAACTCTGCATTGAAAATGCGCAGCCGGCGAAATCGGCCGAGAAGCGTGAAATCTTCCTGACCAACGCATCTGGTCAGACGCTTTTCATTCGCGGCGTTATTGCGCCAGGATACGAGGCCAACGCAACTGATATCGTCGCTGCGTTGGACATGGCCGATACATCGCTTCCGCTGAACATCCACTTCAATACCCCCGGCGGTAGCGTCTTCGAGGGCAAGGAAATTGCCGCCGCGATCCGTAGTTACCAGGGCAAGACCATTGCGAATATTGTCAGTCTTTGTGCTAGTGCAGGAACCAGCATTGCAATCGCCTGCAGCGAAGTTGTGATGCAGAAGGGCGCGTTCTTCATGATCCATAACGCACAGGGCGCCGCCTTCGGCGACAAGACTGCACTCCGTGAAACGGCGGACCTCATGGAGAAGGTGGAGCTCTCCATCGTAGACGACTACACCACCAAGACCGGAAAGTCGTCCGACGAAGTTATCGCGATGATGGAAGTTGAGACGTGGATGACTGCAAAAGAAGCGTTGGATAACGGCTTTATTGACCGTATCGGTGGCAGTGAAAGTGTTTCGAATGTCTGGAATCTTTCCGCCTACGAGAAAGCGCCAGCTGTATTGGTCGCGCCACAAAAATCCGAAGATGCAGATCCTGTTGAAGATCCAGTAGTAGTCGAGCCGCCGGCGCCCGCCCCAGTAGATAACGCCGCGCCGGAAGTTGTCTCCATGACCCAATCCAACCGCAACCGCCTCACCCTTCTTCAAGCAACTTAACGCTTCTCGCGTTAGCCGCCGAGGTCGGATACCTCAACAACTAAGGAGCCCTTCGTGGCTCCTTTTTTTATTGAAAGATGACCAAATGGTTACCATCCAAGCCCTGCGCGAGAAGATTGCAAACCTCGCTACACAAGCCAACCATCTGCTCGCCGAGAAGGGCGATCAGGCATGGACCGCCGAAGACCAAGCTAAGTTCGATGGTTTCGCGAACGACATCAATGCCGCCAAGGCCCAGATCTCGAACCTGGAAAAGATGCGCGAACTGGAAGCAGATAAGTTCTTTAATGCTAATCCGGCAAAGAAGCCAGAAGAAGGCGTCACCATCGATGCACTGGTGGCCGTGGCCCTGTACATGCGCCACGGTCAGAATGTGACCGCAGAGCAGGCGATAGCGATCCGCAACGCGATGTCAACCACAACACCAGGCGAAGGCGGCTACACCGTTCCAGCGGAGGTTGCGGCCATGGTCATCGACAAGTTGAAGGCCTACGGTGGTATGCGTGCAGCTGGTACTGTGCTGACCACTGAAACCGGCCATTCTCTGAATTTTCCAACCAGTGACGGTACTGGCGAGGTCGGCGAGATCGTGGCGGAAAATGCGGGCGCCGCCAGTGGCGACATCACCTTCGGCACCGTCGGCCTGCCAGTCTACAAGTACTCCTCGAAGAAAATCGCCCTACCCCTGGAACTGATCCAGGACAGCGCAATCGACGTCGTCGCTTTCGTCGTCAACCGCCTGGCCACCCGCATCGCGCGCATCCAGAACCAGCACTTCACCACCGGTACCGGCACTGGCCAGCCGACCGGCGTGATCGCAGCGTCCTCCGTCGGCAAGACTGGCACTACCGGCCAGACCTTGACCGTGATCTACGACGACCTTGTCGACTTGAAGCACTCGGTGAATCGCGCATATCGCGGCAGCGCTCAGTGGATGATGAATGACCTGAGCGTGGCGGCCGTCTCCAAACTGAAGGATACGGTTGGCCGCCCAATCTGGGTGCCGGCTGTGACCGAAGGTGCTCCGGACATGCTGCTGGGTAAGCCGGTCGCCGTCAATGACGACGTTGCGGTGATGGCCGCGAATGCGAAATCCATCGCCTTCGGCGACTTCTCGCAATACACCATCCGTGACGTGAAGAACAGCACCACCATGCGCCGCTTTGATGACTCGGCGTTCGCGCTGAATGGTCAAGTGGGCTTCTGCGGCTGGACTCGCTCCGGCGGCAACCTGCTGGATACCGCAGCGGTGCGTCTGTACCAGAACTCCGCGACCTAAACGGCCTGGCGGCGGGCTTCGGCTCGCCGCGATTTCCCCATCATAGAGAGAAAATCATGGCAAAACCGAAAACCCCCCAGGTAGTCGAGGAATCCACGGTGCCCGCGCCGACCGATTCCGTGGCGCCGGCGGCGGAAACCGCAGTGGACGTCGAGGCGGTAGTTGACCAGGAGGCCACAGCGGAAGTGCAGTTTTCCACTGACCCAGAGCTTGCCACGCCGCCCGTTGTCGAGCCGATCAAATCCGGCCCAATGGTAAAGGCTCGAGTTCTGGTTGGATGCTCGTTTGGCCGGTGCGACGACGTGGTCGAGATGGAGGCATCCCAGGCTGAGGCGCTTGTTGGAGTGGTCGATACCGACCCAGCTGCGGTCGAGTACGCGGAATCCCTGACTAAGTAATTAGCATGGCACTCAAACTCATCACCGCTCCGATTGCGGAGCCCCTGACGCTCGCCGAAGCCAAAGCGCACTTGCGCGTGGACGAGTCGGATGACGATGCTCTGATCGAGGCGCTGATCGTCGCAGCGCGCCAGGGCGCAGAGCACATCACTCAGCGCGCACTCATGCCGCAGACGTGGGAGCTTGCACTGGACCAGTTTGAGTCCGAAATCCGCCTACCAAAGGCGCCATTGGCGTCAGTCATCGGCGTCAAGTACGTGGAATCGTCTTTTCCCTACACGATCACTGCGCAAGGGGCTGTCGCTCCCAACGACGCCGATGGCTCTGATGGTGATTGCTACTGGCGCACGGATACGGACGATATCTTTGTTAAGTCCGTAGGCACGTGGGGTAGCGCTGTTCGCAAGCTTCGGATAACGCTTGCGGACACTGAATATCAATTGGACCTGCATAGTGAGCCGGCACGACTGGCACCCGCATACGCCACCAGGTGGCCAGCGGTGCGCTGCCAGCCGAACGCTGTTCTGGTCCGTTATACCGCCGGTTATGTCGATGCAGCTGCCGTGCCGCAGGAGATTAAGTCGTGGATGCTACTGCGAATCGGAATGCTTTATGAGAATCGCGAGTCTGTCGTTGCCGGCGTGTCGGTAACCGAGCTTCCGTATGTTGATTGCTTACTTGACGCCTATAGGGTGTGGGGGCTCTGATGCGCGCCGGGAGGATGAAAAAGCGCGTCATTGTCCAGGTGCCCAGCACCGACCAGGACGCCGCCGGCCAGCCAGTCGAGGGATGGATGAATCTCATCGCAACTGGCGATGGGAAGGTCTGGGCGAGCGTCGATGACGTTTCGGGCCGGGAATTCCTGGCGGCCGGCGCGGAGCAGGCGCGCGTGACGACCATTATCACCATGCGCTATCGCGATGGTGTCACCGCCGCGATGCGGGTGCTGCACGGCTCCGACGTGTACAAGATCATCGCGCCGCTGGCGCAAGGCCGGGTATCCGTGAAGCTGATGTGCGAGAAGGTAAGTCCATGACGTTCAGGATTGACACCAAAGCCCTCGCTGGAATTTCGGTCGCGATTCGAGAAATGGCTGAGACCTTCAAGAGCGAAGTTGCAATCGAAGGCGCCGCAGCAATGGCCAAGGTCTTCTATGACGAGGCTAGGTTGAATGCGGAATCCCATCGAAAGTCCGGGCTGCTATACAGCGCGATCTACCGGGCCTATTCCCCTGAGCGCTCGGCCGAACACGTCCAGGTCTACCGCATCAGTTGGAACAAAAAGAAAGCGCCGCACGGCCACCTGATTGAATTCGGCACATCCAAGGCGCCCGCATACCCATTCCTGAGGCCGGCCGCTGCTCGAACTGCGGAAGCGATCGAGGCTGGGAAAAAAGCGCTCGCTACCGCCTACACAGAAAAGATCGGTAAGAAATGAGCCTCGAATCCCTGATCTTTGACGCGCTAAAGGGCCTGGTCAGTAACCGCGTCTACCCCGACCTGGCGCCCGAAGGCGAACCACCCCCGTACATCGTCTACCAGCAAGTTGGCGGCAACCCTACGAACTTCACCGAAGGCACATCGCCAGCATTGAAGAATGGTCGCGTGCAGGTTGCTGTTTGGTCCACCACGCGCGTACAGGCATCCACTTTAATGGATCAGGCCGCTGCGGCGCTTCGGGCCACCACCGCTTTGAATACCACCGTTTTATACGAAAAAGTCTCGGACTACGACTCTGATACGAAGCTCCGCGGAGCGCGCCAGGACTTTAGTTTCTGGACCTGACTTAACGATTTGGCCCTCTTGGGCACAACCACCAGCCGCCATTGGGCGGCTTTTTTTATGTCCATTGAAAGGTAATCATCATGGCCCAAGTACCAACTGGCACTACCTTCCACGTCGCTTCGTCGTATGCCGCATCGCAGACGACCACAGCGGTGTCGAATGCATCCGAAGCAGTCGTAACCTGTGCTGCGCACGGCTTTTCCAACGGCGACATTGTGGAGCAGTCGTCCGGCTGGGGCCGTCTGCACCTGCGCGTGCTGCGCGTCAAGGGTGTGACGACCAACAACTACACCCTGGAAGGCTTCGACACCACCAACACGACGTTCTTCCCGGCCGGCGCCGGCGTCGGTTCGGTGCGCAAGATCAGCACTTTCACGCAGATCACCGGCGTGATGAATCCGCAGTCGAGTGGTGGCGAACCGAAAACCGTCAAGTATAAGTTCGTGGAGTCGGACGTCGAGTACTCCATCAACGACGGCTTCGCAGCAACCGACTACAACATGGAGATCGATGCTGACCAGATTGGCAGCGCCGGCTACACGGCTGTGAAAACTCTGACCGACGTGCAGAGCAATAGCTGCCTGAAGATGGTCATGCGCAACAACGCTGTCATGTACCAGCCTTGCACTGTAGCCCTGAACGAGGCAATCAAGATGCAGGACGGCCAGATCAACCGCGTGACCTGCGCCTTTAACGGCAACAACCGCGGTTCCCGCTACGCCTCGTAACCAGTGGCTGGCCCGCTTCGGCGGGCTTTTTTACGCCCGCCTGGTAGCTCCTTGCGGGTCTTTTTCTCCCCCAATGAAAGAAGAACATGGCAGCCAAAATTAAACTCGGCAACAACCCGAAAACCTTTGAAAAAGCGGTAGACATCATCCTTCTGAATGGCGATGTCGCTCCGCTCCGCATTAAGTACAAGTACCGTACCCGTTCGGAATTCGCCAAGATGGTTGACGAGGATATCGCCGCCGGCCGAGCGCGCGAGGAAGCATCTAAGGTCGAAGCCAAAGATGGCGCGGAATCGAAGGTGACAACGATCGCCGACCTGTTCGCCAAAGTGGACGAGGGTAGCGCGGACTATGTCTTGCGCATCGCCGAAGGGTGGGATCTGGACGATGAATTCACCAAGGAGAACCTGGTGAAGCTCGAAGACGAGAACCCGGGCGCTCTCGAAGCCATTTCCATCCTGTATCGGAACGCTGTCGCCGAGGTGCGCAGAAAAAACTGAAAGCCGTCTCGGGTGCCCTATGGATGCGCATGCCCTCTGACGAGGAGCTGGCGCAATCCGGCTTCAGTAGGGCTGACTACGAGACGGAAGAGGAAGTGTGGGAAGAAAACTTCTCTGCTTACCTCCTGTTTAGCTACATGCATACCCAATGGTGGATGGGGTTCTCTGGGCCAACCGGCCTGAACTATGGTGTGCTTATGCAGAAGTTAGATCGGATGAAGCTGTCCGATGAAGATCGCGATGTGCTGGAAGACGATGTTCGCATCATGGAACGCGAAGCCTTGCGAGTAATGCACAAAAAATAACCGCCTTCGGGCGGTTTTCATTTTGGACGACCGATGACAAATACCATTGCCGCCGCAGCAATCGAAGTCGCAGTAGAGTCAAGCGGCGTTGATCGCGGTCTTGCGCAAGTTGATGCTGCAGTCGAGCGCACCGGCCGGACCCTGGCCACACTGGGAGAGCGCGGCCGCGCGGCAATGGATGGTGTTGCATCCTCCAGCACCAGCGCCGCAACGAAGCTCGACGGTGCAACTAAAAGCCTGATCGGATCGGTAGAGCGCGCGACTGCTGCGCTTCAAGCCGGTAAGAAGGGCAGCGCGGAGTACTTCGAATCCCTCGCGCGCGCCCGAGGCGTAGATAGCAATGCTCTGGCGCCCTTCATCGCCCAATTGCGCGAGGTGGAGGTTGTTCAGCAGAAGGCTGCTGAAAGCGCCAATCAGATGCGCGCCGCTCAGGAGGCTGCAGCGATGGCAGCTCGTGCCGAAGCGCGAGCCCAGCAAGAGGCATCCCAGGCGGCCACCGCGCGTAGCTCATTCCTCAATGAATTGCGTGAGCAGATTCGTTTGTATGGCAAGAGCAGCGAAGAGGTGCTCAAGTTCCGCGCAGCACAGGCGGGTGCTGCAGCTGATGCTGCACCGTTGATTCTCCAGTTGCAAAATATTCGTGCCGCGCACGACAGCGCCGCGGCGGCAGCTAAACGTCAGGCGGATGCGGAGCGCCAGGCGGCCCAGGTTCAAACCAATCGCAACAACTTTATTGAGAGCCTTCGGCAGCAATCGGAGGCGATCGGCAAGACTCGAGTTGAAATGCTGCAACTGCAAGCGGCGCAACTCGGGGTGACCGACCAGGCGGCGCCATTCATCGCACGTCTACGTGAGGCGGAGCAAGGTCTTGGTAGGGCTGGCATATCAGCCGGGCAGACTGCCTTCGCGCTGCGCCAGGTCCCCGCTCAGATTACCGATATTGTCACGAGCCTCCAGGGTGGTCAGGCGCCATTGACGGTATTCCTGCAACAAGGCGGCCAGTTGCGCGACATGTTCGGCAGCGTCGGCGCCGCCGCGCGCGCTCTTGGCAGTCAATTACTGAGCCTGGCGACCAATCCATATGTCATCGTAGCCGCCGCCGTCGGTGGCGTGGCACTGGCCTACAGCCAAGGCAGCAAGGAAGCCGACTCTTACAACCGCACCCTAATCTTGACGGGCAATGCGGCCGGCACGTCCGCGGACCGCTTGCAGGCCATGGCTGCGAGTATTTCCAAGACAGCCGGCACGCAGGCGGTGGCATCTGAGGCTATCTCGGCACTCGCTGGTACGGGCCGCGTATCGGCTGACAACCTGGAGCGCTTTGGTCTGGTCGCAGTGAAAGTGCAGCGCGCCATCGGTCAAAGCACGCAGGATACAGCCAAGGACTTTGCCGACCTTGCAAAGTCGCCGCTGGAGGGCATCACGCGCTTAAGCGAAAACTATCGGTTCCTGACCGGTGAAACCTATAAGCGCATCAAATCCCTACAAGATCAAGGCTTGGCCGAGCAGGCGGGGGAAGAAGCGCAAAAGGCATATGCGCAGGCGCTTGAAGAGCGCTCAGAGAAGATTGTTGCAAAGCTGGGCTATGTCGAACGGGGATGGACCGGCGTTAGGGATGCGGCCAAGGGTGCTTGGGATGCAATGCTTGGAGTTGGGCGTGAGGAAACGCTCGAAGAAAAGCTGGCCAAGGTTCAGGCCTCACTCCAAAAGCGACAAGGGGCCGCACAAAACGGCCAAAAATCCGTGCTTGGCGGCAGTGTTGGCTTCGATAGTTCTGCAGCCGACTCCGAGACGACCAGGCAATTGCGCGCCCAGGAGGAATTACTAAAGGAGCAAATCTCCAAGCGAGACCGTCTCGCCGCTATTGATGCTGGTAAAGCGCAATTTAATCAAGCCGACCTTATCTGGGCTCAGGAGATTGAAAAGAACCTCAACCGGCGCCAGCAACTCGAAAACGAACTTGCTGCAAGCAAAAATCGAGGATTAGCCGCCGGTCGCACTGACACCGAGATCGAGACGGAGGCGCAGAAGATCCGCATCAAATA